CCGATCATGCCTATGCTTGGTTTCAACATCTTTATCCATCTGACGGTGGTTCTGTATTAACTTGGGATCAAACTCTTCGTGGTATTGAAAATCAAAATTTCAATCCTATCAACGTTTCTACGTCTGCTGGTTACCCATTCTGTAAATCAAGTAAGGGTAAAAATCAATATGTCTTAAATAATGATGGCACATTATCATACAAATCCGAATTTCTACAACATCTTATTAAGCTTGAGGACCAACTTAAGAACAATGAAAACATTCGTGTTATTTGGCAGGATTGTCTTAAAGATGAAACTCGTTCACTTGATCGAGTCGAAGCCGGGAAAACTCGCATTATATCATCTTGTCCAATTGATTACCTTATGCTTGTTCGTAAATATTTTGGAGCTTATGTTGCAACCATACAAGATAAAGCTGCAACACATCCAATTGCTGTTGGTATCAATGCCCACTCCTTAGATTGGACCATATTATATGAGTCACTTATTGAAAAATGCAGTCTTGGATCTATTTGTGCTGGTGATTTTTCCAACTTTGATAGTACAATTGCACCGATGTGGGCAGACATTTTCACCAAGCTTGCTAATGATTATTATAATGATTCTGAACAAAATAAGCAAATTCGTCACCTTTTGATGCAACATGTTGCTCATCCGTTGCATATTTATTATGTTAGTTTATTTTACACGTATGGTAATCCAACTGGTAATCCGTTAACTGCAATTTACAATTCAGTTGTTACAACATTGGCCACCTACACGATAGCAACTGAAGATCTTCATATGCACCCAGTTGAATTTTACATCAAGGCTTATGGTGACGATAATTTGTTTTCTTGTACTCGACCAAACATTACCTGTTCATCATTTACTCCTTTTTTCAAAAGTCGTTTTGGTATGGATTACACTCATTGGTCTAAAGAAAATAATCATGCTTCCGACACCATACAAACCATAAATTTCCTTGGGCGTTCCTTTTATAAGAATTTTTCTATTGTCCAAGCTCCATTGGATATTGACATTCTTATTGAAATGTGGAACTATTATAATGTTAACAATCAACATGATCTTATAATTCTGTCAATAGCAGATAGTTATTTTCATGAACTCTCTCATCACCCAAAAGAAACTTATGATAAATATTCCAAATTATTGCTGCAAGCGGTTAAGCAGCGAATGCCTTCTCTCCATTCTGTTATAGAGTCAAAGCATCAACCCTATTACTACTACAACACGGTGCGGTACCATCGTGCTGATGGTAATTTTTACTATGTACCCAACTCTAGCGAGCCTAAAGCTTATGAAACTCACTCTTCTTTTCCTGAACTAACAATGACAGATACGCGTAATACGCAATTTACTGATAGATCTACTAATGAACCTATCACAACACAACCTATGGAACTTGGTCAAGTACAAGATGTTGCAAACATCGTATCAGACTCTGTTGATTCCACAAATGTATCTAGTGTTTACGATGCTAACATGCAAACTTTCAACATGGGTAATTCCATGGAAAGAACCC